CACCCATAATACCTTTTTCAGGGTCTAACTTTAGATATACAAAATTATCACCATACTTACACGTATTACGTGTCCACATAGGTAAGTTTGTATTAATATCTAATCTATTATTAAATAAGTCACCAAGTATTGATTTTATTCTTTTACTTTCAGAATAAATTTGTAAGATGTATCCATCTTCATCCGGTGTTGTTGACTCTTCTGAATATATGTCTAAAGCTGCAGAAATTTCAGGAGTATATTCCATACTCTCATAATCATAAAACGAAGCTAAACGAGTTGGTTCATAATAAACGGCTTGGGTGTATAGATTATTTTCAATCTTTTGCCATTGCTGACCCAAATAAAGAGTTTGTTGTGCTTGTAATTTCTCTCTTTCGTATTCTTTTTTATCGGGTGTTTTTAATATTTGTTTTTTGTCAAACTGATATACCGGTGCTTGTTGGTCTAAAGTAGAGTCGGGACCAAAAACCTTACCTAGTCTTTGCCAAATTGTATAATTATTATTCTGAGCCATCGTTTTTTAGATAAATATAATCTTTACTTAAATTAATTAAAGCTTATCTCCTCATACCACCAAACAACCATCCATAGTCTTCATAATCCTTTTTTGTATAACCATCAATACGTCTATGATGGTTTTGATTGTTCGGCATAACAGGTAAACCTGGATTAAAATCTCTTGTCGCATTTTTAACAGGAGTTTCATTAACCATCCAACTTTCCATCATTGCCTTGGTTTGTTCTGTAACTTTTTCAAGTTGTGTAAATGAATTTTCACCAACATAAATCGCCATGGCCATAGCCATTATAAGGTCATCATGTTGTCCCTTAATATGGTCAGGTCTTCCGTTTATATATACAAATGTATTTAATTCGTTTATCAAACGAGAAGAACGAACGATAAAGTTATGTCTTAATGCTTCTTCAAAAGATGCAACGATTTGAACACGTTTTGAATTAAAATTCAATCCTGGTATCTTTTCTATTGTTTTTGGATTGTATTTCCATTTGTCTGCTGCGTTTATACCATCAACATACAAATCCTTATAATTCATTTCCTGAAGTTTACGAGCGGTAGAAACCCCCATACCTCCAGTGATATCAATCACAATAAAAGCGGAATACATGGTTGCCCATTTAAACGCAACCTCAGCAGCGACATCAGGTGGTATCTTACCCAAATATTCTAATACCTGTTCCCGTTCGTCAAAGTCTATAATACAGAATGTGGTAAAGTCTTCACTATCACCACGAGAAACATCAATACCCATAATATATTTGTGACCCACCACAGGTTCTTTCCATTGCCATAACGCACCCCCCATAAATTTGTTTTCAGGTTCACGAATAAAGTTTTCCTTAATTTTTTCTACCGTATCAGAAGGAATAACATTATCACCTGAACCTAAGAAGTTACACTCCAATTCCTGAGCAATCTTACGCCTGTCAAACTTAAGTTTTTTACTCATACCTTCAAACCATGTGGAGTATGGTTTGTATCCGTCCAAGAAATGTGTTTTAATTTCGTCAAAATCCCGTTTCATCGGGTCAACCATAGAGTAGTCCAAAGTTATTTCTTCGTCCTTATAATCCTCTCTGTTTAACATATAATGAACGATATCATTACATTTAATCAGTTTCAAATCTTTTGCATAACGAGGGTCACGATACCAATACATCTCGGTAATCTTAAAGTCGTTCATACCTCGTAACGACTGGTCATAGATAGAATAATATATGGGGTCAAAACCGTTGGGGGTAGAAATTACAATAACTTTACCACCTGTAGAAAGTGATGCCATACATGCAGACCAAAAATCGTTATCTGCTTCAATAAACGCGGCCTCATCAAATACAAGTATCGTGGGGGTATATCCACGAAGGGCGTCCTTAGATGTTGCAACCGCTTTTACCTCACATCCGTTGGTTAACTTATAGTGCCGTTGTGAGTTCTTTTCATTAGAAAAGTTAACACCAAACCATGACGGCCATTGTTCAATAAACGCTCTTATCTTACTTGCCATCTCCACAGAGGTGTCAAGTTTGTTGGCGATGATAAGGATTTTTTCAGGTTTTGATTTGGATGCGGTAACAAGTTTTTTGGATATCCATGCCGAAGTTACTGTTGATACACCTGCCTGACGGTATTTAAGTGCGATATTTTCTTCGTGAGTATCGTAGTCTTTTATTAAACTTTCTTGGTCAGGAAACAACTCCAAAGGAACATACTTAGACTGAGTATTATCGTATGTTTGTAGATATGTCTTTAACGCATACGAGGTGTCTTTTACACACCTCGCATACTCTAATAATACTTTCTCTTTTGTTAACGCCATATAGACATTATAATAGTTTTTTATGTCTATTAAAGACCCAAGTCACTCAAATCAATATCATCAATATTGAAATCGTCGTCATCATCGTCATCACCATATTGAGACATTGCATCGTCATACTCTTGTTGTTTTAATTCAGAGATGATATCGTTCACCATTCTTTCTAAGATTTTTTTACCTTGTGGTGAACCTGACAAAATTAAACGAGCCACCTCAAAGAATTCATCTGTAGATAAAGCTGAAAAACGAGAGAACAAATAGTTTTGAATTTCTCTCATATCGTCTTCATACAACTTTTCAGGGTACGCTTCGGTGAACTTTCTCCAAATAACGGGACCCAATCTCAAATCCCAAACCTCGTATGGTAAGGTATCAGTTTGACCCACAACCATTTCAGAAGCTCTTGGGTCGTCAGGTAATCCATGTGTACCCATCACCTCATAAACACCCTTAATCAATTCGTGAACCAATACAGGAAAGAACAAACCTTTTGCTCTAATAGTTGGAGGGTCTGTAGTATCATCAATTTCTTCAGAACCTTGTACTCCTTCTCCACTACCCGCAGCGCTCATAACCATTTGGTCAGGCATAATCCAATACAACAAATCGTTGATGGACATCAATACACCGTACAAGTTAATCAACTCAGGATTAATTGTATTTAATTGCTCCTCAACCAAGTGGAACATATAGTGACCTTTTTTAGACGCTCCTTGAATAAGAGAATTAATAAATCTTCTCTTAGCCTTTTCCATATCAAACTTTTCAAAAGCTGCCATGAAGTTTTCCAAATCATCTTCAGCTTCGTCTGAATTAACGCCAAACTGTTGTTGCACTTCCTCGTCGTCAAGTTCTTCAGGTTCAGAAATCATTTTAGATGTATCAATCTGACCCGGCATAGATGTTAATTCAACATCGTATTGAAAAGCGTCGCCAGGGAGAGATAACTCCTGTTTTACCAAATCAACCGCAAGTTGTTCCAAAAAACCCTCGTTATTTGACTCAATAGCTTTTGCTTTTTGTACCGCACCCATCAAGGACATTTGTAATTGCATAAGAGCATTTTGACCCGATATGTTTTCCATACCAGTGTATCTCTTAACTTTTTCTACAACTTCCTTAAATCTTTCTGACGCAACTAATTCGGCAAATGAGTTATCAAACTCGTCTTCGTCTTTACCAGGAAAAGCTGGGTTATCTGAAAGTGGAGTTTCTCCACTTGAAATTTTTCTTTCTATTTCTCTATCCATTCTTTCAGGACCATCGTACTGAATTTGTTCTTGTACGGCTTTTCGTATTTTTTTCTTTAAATCACTCATCTCTAAACTTGATATTTAAGTTGTTAAATTTAAGGAATTCTGGTAATCCTCCCTCATCACCCGCTTTAGGTTTTGGATTACTACCCGGTTTAGTCCTATAAGGACTAAATCTTTCAGGTTTTGTCCCTGGGTCGACTTTGGGTTGCGCGGGTTTGACCTCTGTACCTGCTTTAGGTTTTGGATTACTACCTGGTTTAGTTCTATAAGGACTAAATCTTTCAGGTTTTGTCCCTGGGTCGACTTTGGGTTGTGCAGGTGCAATCTTAGGTTCTTCTGAAAGAATATCTTTTTTAGTTATCACTTTTCCTTGAGTTTTCTTAATCAAAGATACGATACTTTCTTCAATTTGTCTAATCTTTTCTTCTTTACCCACTTTTTCAGGTAAAGATTTGAAGTCTTTTGTGTCATCGGAAAACTCTTTAGCCATTTTACACCACTTTGATTTTGGTCCCTCTTCCTCACACTTAGCATAAAATAATCTTTGTTGTGATTTCGACTCAAATTTCTCATCAACTTCACCCTCAAACATACCTAATGTAGTAATCGGTGTTTTCATTTTTTTCTTAGGTTTACCAAATAAAGCTTCCAAAACTTCATCTTCATTTATATCACCAAAAAAATCTTCATTCATACCATCGTTGGCATTCATATTATCAGAAGGACCATCGTCATTCCCTACACTGTTACCAGCATATGGGTCGTACCCACTTTCCTTTTCAACAGAGTTGTCCAAATCGTCATCTTCGGTGACCTCAATTGTTGACCCATCAGGTAAATCGTTTTTAACAACATCTTTTAATTTTTCGGCAGGTACACGAACAACCATCTCTTTCACCAATCTGTTATATAACATATTAATATGTGTGTCAGACATTTTCTTAATCGTATCATAAGAAAACCCCTCCTCCAATAAGGATACTATTTTTTTTTCTCTGTTAGTCATGTGTCACAAAACTTTTTTCGTATGAAAGGACAATGTCTCTCTCATATAATTTATCTTCTACGGACTTTACAGACTCACCATATCTGAAAACCAACCTCTTGTAGTTTTCGTCAACAACAAACTCTGAATCTGATTTTTCCCAACCCAACGCAATAACATCTTCAACTGCGTCATAAACAGAAAAAAAGTCTGAGTTTTGAACTAAGTGTAACTCAATATCTGAGTTTCTCAAAACACCGACTTTCTTAATGTATTCAATATTAGGGGGTGATGGTCGGCCTGAAGCTGGTTCAGCATCCCACTCATCACCCCATACTTCTTCTACGTCAGAGAATATAAACTCATAGATATTATCTCCCTTATAATTGGGACCTAACTCATTGACGTAGATTAATCTCATAATAATTCACCCTTTGTAGAAACTTTCAATTGCTTTCCGTCTATCTCAAAGACCAAGTTGTTTTTATTTGTTTTTCCTAAAAACTTTGTGTTTTTGTTTTCTTTCATCAAAAATTCTGAAGTTAATTCTTGCTCAAAAGTTTCTGACATTTCTTTAATTTCAGATTTTACTTTTACTTTTTGAACTTTTTCTGTGATAAACTTCTTTACATTTTTTGAGTCAGTTTCTTTCTTTTCTTCTTCAGTAATCACAAAATACTTTGATAAAACTTTATCTACTTTAGATTCCGCAAAAACCTCATCCAATACGGTATCAATAGGTGAGTTACCCTTTCTTCTACGTAGTTTAATAGGACCCATTTCTGCGTATTTATCATACAAATCAGGTCTTTCTCTACTAAATACTTTTTGGTTGTCAGGTAATATACCTAATAATTTTTCAAAGTCATCGGGACCAAATTCTTCATCGTCTTCATATTCAAAATCAAACTCCCCACCATAAGGTCTATCAAACTCATCCATCCACTGACCATCATAAGGATTTTGTAAGTACATACTACCCTCAGATAATTCTTCATCTGCAGATGATTCATCACCCAAATCCAAATCTAAGTCCAAGTCTTCTTCACTACCCGCTTCCATATCCACATCACCCTCTAAGTTATCGTAGTCTATTTCTTCCTCTTCAAAATTTTCCAAAATTTCTTCCAAGTCTTCTTCAGTTAGATTCTCCAAATTAACTGCAGAGATAACAGAATTTAAGACATATTTAATATCTTCAGAATCCATACCTTCTGTTTTATCTAATGTTCTGATTTTTTGACCTAATTTACCTGTTAATTTTTGAATTGTTTTAAATGATACATCTTCATCATCTTCACCTTCAGGTGCTTCATCTCCCATATCTAAATCTAAATCCAATTCTTCATCACCACCTTCAGGTGTCTCTAAGTCTAAATCCAAATCTAAATCTTCTCCACCTGTTTCAGGCGCGGGTTCAGGTGCAGGTGCTGGAGGTGGAACATCTCCACCCATATCACTCATTCCTGCCTCCGCAGATTTTGGTGTCTTAAGTACAAACTTTTTTTGTTCACCTATTAGATTTATATTTTCAGTTTGTTCATGAATTCGGTTTAATTCTCCCGCCAATAAATTAATTTTTTTCATCGCCTGAGAATAAGACTTATGATATTTTCTATTTTTCATAGGTTCGATGTAATCTAACTCAGATTCATTAATTCCTTTTTTAACGATATAACCGTTTTTTTCATTAACAATTCCATAGTAATTACCATCAGCCAATTGTATTGTATAATCTGACTTACTTTCATTTAAATTTTGTGAAGGCTCATTATAACGAGCGATTTCAAGGATACGATTAATTTTATCCATTCCTTGTAATTTTTCACTACCTAAAGGTCTTAAATCTGCC